CAAAAACAGGTAAAAGAACAACAGCAACATTATCACATTCATTCTTGAAGAAAACAGTAAATGGAATCGAACCAATCTTAGGTAGCGACTTAAAATTAGGACATCGTATTCCAATAGCTAAATTTATTCCTCAAGTGCCTCATGTAATAAATACATTAAAAATGAATGATACAATCTTTACATTAAATAAAGAATTAGGATGGATATGTGGTATATACTTAGCAGACGGATCCTTAACTGGAAATACTGTTAAAATTAGCAAGATTCATCCTATTGTTGAAGTAAAATGTAGAGCATTCTGTAAGAAGATGGGCTATGAATTTTCAACAAGAAATTATCAAGGAGAATATGGCCCATCAAAAGATAATAATATATATTCTAAAGATTTGAAACAATTTTTATTAAAACACTTTGATACTGGCTCATTTGATAAAATAGTTGGATCTGAAATTTATCATACTAATACTGATTTTATTTCTGGTATAATTGGTGGATACTTTGATGGAGACGGTAATGTTGATTCATCTCGTAATTTAATCAGAGTTGGTTCAATGAGCCATACATTAATTAGGGATATAAATAGATTACTTGGATACTTTGGTATTTTTGGATCATTTTACATTGAAAAGAAAGGCACATTCTATTGCTTATCAATTCAAAAGAAATATGCTGAATTATTTGATTCACAAATTGGATTAGAATTAACAGAAAAGAAATCTGAATTAGATAAGATAATAGAATATAACAATAGACAAGAAAGACATTCAGAATTAGAATTAATTGATAAAGTCCCATGTGTGGGCGAGATTGTTGCCGAAACAGGAAAGATATTAAAGATGCCTGGTCAATCAAGAAACTATGGAAGATGGGCAAAATTAGAAAGTATTGGGAAAAATACTATTTCAAAATATATTGAATTATTTGAAGAAAAATTTGAAAATATGGATTTAACTACAAATGAAATTAATAAAATTAATAAAAACTTAGATATTCTTCACGAAGCAGTTAATTCCGACGTAATCTGGGATGAAATTGTTGAATTAAATTACTTAGCAGATCCTAAAGAATATGTATATGATTTTACAGTTCCAGGAAATGAAAGTTTCTTAGTAGATGATAATATTCTAGTTCATAACACTCTTAATACAAAGCACTCTTCCGGTGCTGGTGTCGCTGGTATGCAAGGTATTCCACGTCTAAATGAAGTTTTACGTAAAACTGAAAATATTAAGACACCACTTATGTATATCTATATGAATAAAGACAAACAAGAGGACAAAGACTTGGCATATACAATTGCTGCTTACTTAAAATACACATCTCTAAATGATATTGTAACAAAAGTAGATATTATCTTTGATAGCGACCAAGAAGATAGCTATATGATTGATGATGGAGTAGTAGTAAAAGGTTCAATGAACTTGTATGGAAATTTCAATGTAAAGCCTGAGAACTTACCCTGGTTATATAGATTTGAGGTATCAAGAGAGAAGTTATTTGAGAAGAAATTGACGATGTTAGAGATCAAGACAATATTTATAAACTTCTGGGATGAGTTATCGGCAGATAAATCAAGAAATAAGAATTACAGAGAATTAATCAAGAAAATTATTAACGGATGTATTATGACTACAAATGATAACGCAAGTAAATTATACATTCATATTCGTTTTGACATATCAGAATTCAATAACAGTATCTTACTAGATATACAGAATATGATATTACATGAATTTAAATTAAAAGGAATTGATAATATTACTGATGTAGATGAAGTTGATAAGAAGTTATATTTACATTTCAATGAAGAAACAGGAGAAATTAATAATAAACAAGAATATATTGTAACAACTGCTGGAATTAATATGATTAGCTTAAGATATATTAAACACGTAGATAACAATAGATGTTATAGTAATGAGATTAATACGATATATAGATTATATGGAATTGAGGCTGCTAGAAAGTCATTAATTGCTGAAATTAACAAAGTATTTAGTGGAGATCTTAAGTTAAATTACCATCACTTGTCAATCCTGTGCGATGTCATGTGTAATAGTGGAGAATTAGTATCAATAGATAGACATGGATTTGGTCGAATGGATACAGATCCATTATCAAAGGCATCTTTTGAGAGAACAGTAGAGATGTTTGTAAATAGTGCTGTATTTGGAGAAGTAGATAAACTACAATCAGTATCATCTAGATTAATTATGGGTAGAGCAATTAGATGTGGAACTGGTTTCCCAGAGATATTAGTAGATACGGATATCTTAGAAAATACTGAATATAACGATACTGAAATAACGACAATGATTAAGAATAGTATTGATACATTAAAGTTCAATGAGAATTCACTAATTGATGATATAATTGAGAGAACAATGAAAGAAGGACAAGGAGATACATTTATGTTGTAATGATTGGTATTTTTTAATAAAGTTTAATTAGTTTATAATAATAAAAATTAATATAAATATAATTATGTTGTTAGAAAATAATTATGATAAAGTTGTTTTAGATCGAACAGTAATATTAAGTGAAATATTAAGAAGAGCATTAGATATGCGAAGTAAGGAGATAAAATTTGGAGTATTAGTAAATTATGTTTTATGTAATCAATTTGATCATTATTATGATAAAGAAAATGATATAATAAGACATTTTATGTTGAGGAATAAATTTAAGAATTTTTTAAAGAGAAATAAAAAGTATATAGGAAATACATATTCGCGAGATGGAGTAATACTATTATTATTAGATTTTGTAGATATAAAGAGAATACATATTGTTATTTAAAATAATTTTTTATAAATTATTTTAAGTAGGATGGAAATTATAAAATATAATGAAATATCTAATCGAAAAAAAAATTTATTATCTTTTTCAATTGTAAAAATGATAGGACCATATAGAGAATTTGATAAATATACTAGAGCACTAGACAGATTATTAAGTCATACTCATAATAATATGAATGGATTTGATATTCGTGTATATTTTGATCATAGTTGTTCAAATGAATTACAATTATTAATAAATAAATATAAAGATGTTGAATTTTACAAATTTAATTATCCGCCATTAAGAATAGGAGAATTTCATGATGGAACATTTGGTTCTTTGGTTCGTTTATTACCAATATTTGAAGAACATCCAATAGATGATTTAGGACATAAATACGATTATGTATGGATGGATGACATAGATATACCATCAAAAAATTTAATTTTAAGTGATATTAATAAAAAAGAAATAGAAGGTTTTAATACATATTTTTTATCAATATTTTGTTATTATCGGCCATGGATTAAACCTGAACATAAATACAATATGAATTTTCCATTAGTAACAAACATTAAATTACGTTATCATATTTTTACTAAATTTTTAGATGACTTAGCAAATAATAGATTTAAAGATGTTATAGAAAGAATTTTAAAATTTAGACCTGATAGATATAAGTATGATTATCCAGTAAGACATCCATATGGAATGGATGAATATTTTACAAATTATATAATTTATGATGATTTAACAAAATATAAAACTTATGTATTGTATCAAGTTGAAATAACACCATTATTAAAGAGTATTTCATTTATAAAAGGTGTAGATAATAAGTTTAAAGATATATTAAAGTTTTTATTAGATTTACATTATATATCATTTAAAGCAATAGATTTAAAAGTAATTACTAAAATTAATAATACTTATATAAAGTTATTTAATAAATTGGATAAAGAAAAATTATATTCGATATTAGATGAAGACAAAATTAATTGTATTAAAGAATTTATTGATTTTTTAAATAGATATGAAATGAAAGATATTAATAATTTTAAGTATATTATCAAAATTAATTAACCTTATAAGTTAGCTAATAAAAATCATAAAAATTTTTTATTTTATATTTTATAATGGAAATTATAAAATATAATGAAATTAATATTCGAAAAAAGCATTTATTATCTTTTTCAATTGTTAAGATAATTGGACCATATAGAGAATTTAGTAAATATACAAACTCTTTAGATCGCATATTAAATCATACCCGAGATAATATATTTGATTTTGACGTTCGTGTATATTTTGATAATAGTTGTCATACAGAAATAAAACCATTAATGAATAAATTTAAGAAGGTTGAATTTTTCAAGTTTAATTATCCACCATTAAGAGTTGGTGATTATCATGATGGAACATTTGGATCACTAGTTCGTCTATTCCCAATATTTGAGCACCATCCATCAGAATTTCATTTATATGAATATATTTGGATTGACGATATAGATTTATTACCAAAAAATTTAAATTTAAATGATATAAACAAAAAAGATATAATTGGTTTTAATACATATTTTTCATCATTATTTTGTTATTCTAAAAGATGGATTAAGGCATCACATAGTTATAATATGAATTTTCCATTAATAACTAATCTTAAATTAGATCCTAAAATATTTTATAAATTTATAGACGATTTAGCAAATAATAGATATAGAGATGTTGTTGAAGATATTCTTAAATTCAGACCAGATAGATATAAATATGACTATCCAGTAAGGCATCCATATGGTATGGATGAGTATTTTACGAATAATATAATATATAATGATTTAACAAAATATAGCACATATGTATCATATCAAGTCGAAATAACTCCATTGTTAAAGGAAATATCATATACAAAAGAGATCGATAATAAGTATAAAGAAATATTAAAATCATTATTAGATTTACATTATTTATCGTATAAGGCGACTAATTTAAAAATAATTAAAAATATTAATAATACTTATATAAAATTATTTAATAAATTAGATAAACAAAAATTATATTTATTAATAGATGAAAATAAAAAAAGCTGTATTAAAGAGTATATAGATTTTTTAAATAAATACGATATGAAAGATATAAATAATTTTAAATATATACTAAAAATTAATTAATTTTAATATTTTTTATTTAATATTTTATAATGGAAATTATAAAATATAATGAAATACACAATCCAAAAAAACATTTAATATCTTTTTCTATCTATAAAATGTTAGATGCTTATAGACCATTTGAAAATTATTTTGATAATTTTAAATTATTACTACCTATATTAACAAAAAATCAACTTTTTGATACTAGAGTTTATTTTGATAATAGTTGTCATAAAGATATCAAACCATATATTAAAGAATATTCAAATATAGAATTTTATAGAGTTAATTATCAAAATTTAAGAATTAGTAATTATCATCATGGTATTTTAGGAAGATTATTTGGATTTTTACCATTATTTGAAAAAAATAATTATGAATATATATATATAACTGATGTTTTATTCAAGCCAGAATGGAATGATTTTAATTCAATAGATCTTATAATAAATAATAAGGTTGATACATTTTTTTATTTATTACCAAAAGGAGACGAAAAAAATAAAATATCGTTACCATTACTAACAAAAATAAAATTAGATAAATTAATACTAGATAATTTTTTAATAGATATCACATCGGGTAAATATAATGATTTAATTTATTCTATAATAACTGATAAAAAATTTTTATTATCTTATAATTATGATGTTAAATTTCCTGATGGAATGGATTTATATTTTATAAATAATTTAGTGTATGATAAATTATGTAGTGGTTCAGTATATGTTAAAATAACATATGATTTATTAAGATTAATTCATAGTATGTATAAATTAAATTATGATAAGATATATAAAATGGATCAAAGATCAAAAGATTTATTGGATGAACTGCGAAAACTAAGTGAAATAAAATTTAACACAAATGATACTATTATTAAATCAACTATTATCGGCTTAATAGTTAAATTTATTGATAAATTTGGAAGACCAGAATTTTTAAAATTATTTAATGAAAATGAAAAAAAAGTTATATCATTATTTTACAAATTTATAGATAATAACAAGGATAAGATAAATACTAATTCTTTATCAAATTTAAGTGAAATAATTAGATTAAAATAATTATTTTATATTTTATAATTTAATGGAAATTATAAAATATAATGAAATATCTAATAGAAAAAAACATTTAATATCTTTTTCTATATATAAAACATTCGATACTTATAGATCATTTGAGATATATTTAAATAATTTACAATATCTCTTACCATTTTTAAAAAAAAATCAGGAACTTCTCGATGTTAGAGTATATTTTGATAATAGTTGTCAGAAAGAAATAGAAATATATATTTCAAAATATCCTAATATAGAATTTTATAAATGTAATTATCCTAAATTACGAATTAATGATTATCATCATGGTAAGTTCGGTAGATTTCTAGGATATTTACCATTATTTGGTGAAAATATATATGAATATATATATATAACTGATATTCTATATAAACCTGAATGGATAAATTTTAAAGAAATAAATTTTATAATAGAAAATAAGATTGATACATTTTTTTATTTATTGCCAAAAGGAGATGAAAAAAATAGAATATCACTCCCGTTATTAACAAAAATAAAATTAGATAAATTAATATTAGATAATTTTTTAAATGATATTACAATAGGAAAATATGATGATTTTATACATTCTACAATAACTAATTCAAAATTTTTAATAACATATAATTATGATGTTAAATTTCCGGATGGAATGGACTTATATTTTATTAACAATATAATTTATGATAAATTATGTAGTGGTTCAGTATATATTAAAATAACTTATGATTTATTAAGATTAATCAATCAGATGTATAAATTAAATTATGAAAGAATATATAAAATGGATCAAAGATCAAAAGATATATTAGAAGAATTAAAAAAATTAGGTGAAATTAAATTTAATTCAAGTGATACTAATATTAGAGGAACTATTGTAACATTATTAGTTAAATTTATAGATAAATTTGGAAGAGACGAATTTTTAAAATTATTCAATGACAAACAACAAAAAGTTATAGACTTATTTTATAAATTTATTGATAAAAATAAAGATAAGATTATTAGTAGTACTTTATCAGATTTAAGTGAGATAATTAAAGTGAGATAATTAAAGTGAGATAATTAAAGTGAAATAATTAAATTAAAATAATTTTTTTATATTTTATAATTTAATGGAAATTATAAAATTTAATGAAATAATTAATAGGCAAAAACATTTATTATCTTTTTCAATTTTTAAAATTAAAGGACCATATAGACTATTTGATAAATATACTCGTTCTTTAGATAGATTATTAAATCATACACATAATAATACATTTGGATTTGATGTTCGTGTATATTTTGACGAAAGTTGTCATAAAGAAATGAAGCAATTAATAAATAAATATAAAAATGTTGAATTTTATAAATTTAATTATCAGCCATTAAGAATAGGTGATTTTCACGACGGAACTTTTGGATCTTTAATTCGCATACTCCCAATATTTGAAAAAAATCAAATTGATAGTCACAATTATGAATATGTTTGGATAGATGATATCGACATATTACCGTTACATTTAGATTTAAATTATATAAATTATAAACAAATTAAAAACTTTAATACCATATTTCTATCAATGTTTTGTTATAGGCGTCCGTGGATTAAGAGCGAACATAATTATAATATGAATTTTCCGTTAGTAACAAATATTAAATTAGATCCAAGTATATTTAATAAATTTATAGAAGATTTAGCATTTAATAAATATCAAGATGTAGTTAAAGAGATTATTAAATATCGACCAGATAGATATAAATATGATTACCAAGTTAGACATCCGTATGGTATGGATGAATATATGACAAATTTTATAATTTATGACGATTTATGTAAATATAATACATATGTATTATATCAAATTGATATAAGTCAAACACTAAAAGGTGTATCAATTACATCCAATTTAGATAAAAAAAATAAAGAAATTATAAGCTCCTTATTAGAATTACATTCATTATCGTATATGAATAATGATATTAAAATAAAAACTAATATTAACAATACATATATTAAATTATTTAATAAATTAGATTTAAATAATTTGTATTTAATATTAGATGAATTTAAAATCAAATGTTTTAAAGAATTTATTGAATTTTTAAATAAACATGAAATGAAAGATATAAATCATTTTAAATTATTTATAAAAATTAATTAGCAGATTTTATATATAAATTAATATTTTTTATATAAATTAATTTAATAAGAATGGAGATTATAAAATATAATGAAATATTTAAACGAAAGAAAAATTTAATGTCTTTAGTAATATTTAAAATGTTAGACTTAGATAAAAATTTTTCGAGTTATTTAGATTCATTAAAAAGAACATTAGATTATTTTAAGGATTCTAATATATTTGATATTAGAATATATTATGACGAAAGCTGTTCCAGTGAAATTGAAAAAATTAAGAAGGAATATTTAAGCACCGAATTTTACAAATTTAATTATCCTTTATTAAGAATTAGTATTTTTCATGATGGAATTTTTGGCTCATTATTAAGTTTATTTGCCTTAACTGAAAACTTATATGAATATGTGTATTTAACAAATATTAGACATTCAATCGAATTACATAGTGATGAATTAGTAGATGAGGTTTTAAAAAATAATATTGATACATGTTTTGATTCATTACCAAATGATATTAAATTGTATAATAACAATAACAATCAATATAATATTGAATTACCATTATTAACACGCATAAAAATAGATAAAACAATATTTGATAAATTTATCAATGATATTGTAATAAATAAACATGAAGATTTAATTAATAAAATTCTTACTAGTAAAGATTATGAATATTTTTATAATTATAAAGTTAAGTATCCATATGGAATGGATAAGTATTTTTTAAATAATATTATATATGATCAATTAACAGTAGGAACAACTTATATTAATGTATCATATGATTTATATCGGATGATAGATAATATATATAGATTTAATTATTATAAGCTACATAAATTTAATGAAAGAGAAAAAAGTATCTTAGAAGAATTAAAGCAATTAAGTTTTTTAAATAAGACGAATAATGATAAAAAAATTAAGGGACAAATTATAAATTTAATAGTTAAATTTATAGATAAATATGGAAGAGAAAATTTATTAAAACTGTTTGATGAAAATCAACGACAAGTCTTAAATAAATTATATAAATATATTGATAATAATAAAGAAAAAATTAATAATAATAATTTATATAATTTAAATGAAATTATTCGTATAAAATAACGATTTAAATTATATGCTATAAAATTAAAAATTAAAAATTTCATTAAAAAGCTTTATCTGCATTTTATTATACTCTTTTGATTTTTTTATCCAATTAGATCCGGCTCCTCTTAGGTGCATAATACAATCATTTAAAAATAGTTCTTTATTTGGACCAGTTCCCGAGTTTATTTCATTCATTTTCAATAAATATGTAATTATTTTTTGATTTTTAATTTCAGAATTATATTTATCTATTTCATTGTCATTAATTATCATTTTACAATTTATATTTTTTATCTTTAATATATTCTTATATTTTTCTAAATAATATCCTGTTTCGCCACCTGTGTCTGTCACACAGACCATCTTATTATTATCATATAAAAATGTACCATCCATAGATATTTCTTTTAGATTTGGACAATTTTTATAATTAATAATAAAAATATTAGGCCAAATATATTCCCAATATTTAGTATTATTAATTCTTCTTCCTTGAAAAAAACTAGCTATATCATGATTTTCCATAAAATCATCTATATTTATATTATCTATTAAAAACATATCAGCATCAATATTAAATAAATATTTGGTATCTGATATATTAAGAAAATAATTAATAATAAATTGAGCACTATCACAATGACGTGACCCGACCGAATTATTTAATTCCGAATTATATCCGTTAAATTTCATATTTTTCCAATATAACTCATTTGTTGAATTAAGTGGAGGATTATTCATTAATTTTCTCATTCCATATAATTCTTTTGGAAATAATACATTTCTATCTACGTGTACTGATTGATCTATATTTATACATTTAATTCCTAATTTATTACACGTATTTATTATATCATTATGAAATTCAATTCCATCGTTAAATACTATATATGTATAATTACCTTGAATATGTCTTTGAATCGATTTATATTGTGTTTCTAATAATTCAATATTATTATAATGTATTGATACAATATAATTCATATAATATATTTAATTAATATAAAAAATAAATTATATTAATTAAATATATTGAATGAATTTAGATAAAGTAATAATTTGTGGTCATGAATTACATAATCACACTCATAGTTATATTCATAATGCTTTTTATAGAACATTTAAACACTTAGGTTATGATGTTTATTGGTTCAATGAAGATGGGAAAAATAATTATCCAGATGATAAGATAGTTGATTTTAATAATTCTCTATACATTGTTCATGGATTAGAATCTAAAAATTTACCATTAAATGATACAAGTTTATATATAGCACATAATGTAGAATGGACTGGTGAAGAGTATAAAATCCCCAAAAACCATACTTTAATAAATAAAACTAAGGGAATTCCTTCTAATAACATAATAGGATTACAAGTATATACTACAGATTGCTTAAAATATTTAAATTATAAGAATAATAAATATTATTATTTTACCAGTGATAAGAAAAGTCTTTTTATGCCATGGGCAACTGATTTATTACCTTTCGAAATAGATGAAAATATTAAGAATTTAGAATCATTTGAAGTAAAAGATATAAGTAATTTTATAGGAATGCCACTGCAACATAATGATCGATTAAGAGAAGTTTTAAAAAAATATAATATAAAGTATGAAGTCTATGGTGGAACTTTTAATAAAAATTCTAATAAAAATAAATCAATTGAAGAGAATATGAAATTAATTCAAGAATCCATTATAGCTCCAGCATTACAGACAGAATGGCAAATAGAGAAAAATTATATTCCATGTCGTATTTTTAAAAACATTAGTTATGGTAAAATGGGTATTACAAATAGTGAGGCAGTATATAACTTATTTAATAAAAAAATAATTTATTCATCAAATATTGAGGAATTAGTTCAAAAAAGTTTAGAATTTAATAAAAATAAAGATCGATTTTCTATTATTAAAGAATTAATGACTGAAGTGCGTGATAATCATACATATATTAATAGAATTAATTTTATTATTGATTTCTTAGAACTAAATATAAAAAAACAATAACGTCATAAATTTAATAACATCAATTTAGTTTGATATTCACGTTAGCTCTAAATAATAAATTTAGTATTTGTTAGTATTTAAAATACACGTATTCTAAATGTTTCTAAATTTTCATCTTTTAATTTTTCAAAGTCTAAACTAGACCAATATTCTTTAAATTCTTGTTTATCTAAATTTTTATAATTTTTATAAATAATGTCTGCTAATATAAGTAATACATTTTTTGCTGACTTGATATTCCAACCTAATTCTTTAATTAAATAAAGAATAATTAACTGACTATCTCTCATTTTCTTTATCTTTTCTATATTTTCTCTCTGATGTGGAGTATAATATGGATTAGTAATACCTTCTAATTTAATAATATCTCTATTTTTTTCATATTTAAATGGTATTGATTGATTATCTAGAATTTCTCTTTGTGTATATTCTTCTAATTCTTGCTTATTTAAAGTATGTACATGTTTTGGTAATTTAAATAATTGATCAGAATATTCTTCAATACAATTATTTTCTCCAAGTTTTCTTAAAAATAAAGATCCATGGGTTAAGGAATTATTTAAAAAATAAGATGATACTGGTATTCCATACATTGGGTCCTCGTGAGGATTAGTTTTAAAAACATAATATTTTTTTCCATCTTTTTCGCATTCTTTAATAAGATGTATATTTTCATTAATTATACGTTCATAATACCATTTTGCTTTATTATATAAATGCAAATAATATATATATTCTATATTGGTATCAGCTATTTTACGAGAAATACTTACACTTTCTTGAAATTGATTTATTTCTTGTTGTATATCTTTTTCAAATAATTTAGAGTGTGCTACTTCTTTAATAAATTTATTAGTTAATCTTATTTTTTTAGTTTCTGGATCATTTCTATCAGTATCTTTTAGTTTTTCATTAATAAGATCCATTAAAATATGAAAACTATCGTTACAAATATCAAATAATATTAATAAATTATAAGCATTTACAACTTCAGTTAATTTAAATTGTACATATTCTAATGGATGTCTTCTAGGACTTAAAATTGTATTATAATTTATATGATCAAATACAGCTGGCTTACCATTAACAGTTAATTTTGTTAAAAGTTTATTAATATTCTCTTCTGGATCTTTTTTAAAGAATTCTGAAATATTGTCGATATCTAAATTAAAATCACTTCCAACTTTTTCATGTTGTCCTGTGCTTGGATTATATATGGATGTAATAGTTTTATACTTAAATTCTCTTATAATATTACCTGGATTTAGTGGTATTAAACTCCAATCTGTCATAGAAGGACCAACACTATATAAATCATTTAATATTGGATTATTTTTATATTTATCTTTAATATGTCTATTATGTGTATCTTTCTTTTCATCTAATTCTTCCTGACTATAATCTTTTAATATATTTTTTTCAAATAAAAACCACTGTTTTTTTTCATCTTTTTCAGAATTTTCAATTGAATTTAATTTTGTTTTTGAAGAATCAAATTCTAAGTCCGCACCATACCATATACGATTGTAATTAGATACTTCTCCTCTAAACTGACTTTCCCAAATTTTTAATTTGTTATTCCACTTTGAGTTGCTAACAAATCCTCTGAGTTTATATTTTATATTTCTAAAATCATTATTTAATTCTTCACCCAAGATTGGCTTAATAAAATTACGATAATTATTTGTATTATTTATATATGATATATTTTGAGTTTTAAGATGTTCCCAAAAATTTTGTTTCCGTAATTTTAATTCATGTTTTAAAATAGTAATAAAAAATACAACATCTGTAACTATACAAAATCCATTATTATCTATTTCTTTTAATTTGTTAAAAGATAATTTTTCTTGGATAAATCCATTAAATGAATTTAAATATTTTTGAAATTTTATATCAACTCCGTCTATTATTTTTACAATATTAATTTCATTATTATCACAAATAAAATCTTCTTCTACTTTTATATAGGTAGGTTCATTTTTTGATAATTTATTAATATCAAAATAGAATTCTAAATGAGTATTATCAATAGCATTCCATTGACTGCTTGTAGTAACTTCATCAAAATCAAATTCGCCTCCTTCGTGAATATAAATTTTTTTCATCCATCTACGTTGATGCCATTTGTAATGAATTCCAAACCAAGATTTATTATCTTTCATTAATTCATTATAAATAACATTAAATCTATATAATGGTCCATCATTTGGACTTAATAATACAAATTTTTTAAAAATATTTCCTTTAGTAACTAAAGCATATTGCATCATCATTAATTCGGCATCAGTTAGACTTTTTACTCCCCATCCAGTTTTTAAATGGTGTTTCTCATCTACAATTAATAATGTTCCATTGCTTTCTTTTGTCTTCCAAATAGGTGGAATTTTATATGGAATATTTTTTGGATGAACAATACATATTAATTTATCATTTGCTGTTTCTAAAAATTTATTCCAATGGTCTGTATTTGGTAATCCACCTAGGAACATAAATAATATATGTTTTGGTTTAAGAGCTTCTTCAGCGATTTCTCTTTCTTTTTGTGCTCTTTCTCTTTGTTGTATTGCTGACACCCTTAATGCGTGTTTGGCTGCTTTTTGTTTTTGAGATTTTCCTCCTTTTAATTCTAAATATTTTGTTTTATATTTAATATATTTATAGTAATATTGATCCATATATATATTTATTTATTTTTTCTATTTTATTTATATGGAAAATAATTATTATGAAGTAAATCGATATAATTTTAATTATGATATACAGCAAAATAAAATAGAATATAATCTACCAGAATTTAAAGAAATTCTTCAAAAAGAGCAAGATTTTTTAAATTTACGAAAAATATATAAGAATACAAGATATTTTAGAAATTATTTTAATAAATTTATAGAAGAAACAAGTACAATATTTTCAGATGGAAAGACAAATCAAGTGTATATATCATTTAATAAACCATCAGATGCTAGAAATCATAAATTAGAAAAAAATACATTTGTAATGGATTATGATAAAGAAGGTGATGAAAAATATGATCTTATAAATGCTACTATCTTTTATTATCCTGATTATAAAAATTTAAGTATTAATGAAATTATAAAATATCAATATGAACCAACTATAAAAAAAATAAAATATATGTTTAATCATATAAATGAAAATGGATATTTTGATTTTAATGTTTTTCAATTTGATTCAAAAATAATTAAATTAATAAATTTATTGTTATTAGTATTTGATCGTATATTTATATATAAAGGTCGATTAACATATCGTGTATATTGTTTTAATTATAGTCCAATAATATACAAAGATTTATTTTTAAATTTGATAGATAATATTGAATATATTAAAATTGATCCAATAATAAATTTAGAAAAATTATCAAATATGATTAATAATAGATTAGTGTATTTTAATAATATTGTTAGCTCTATAAAAAATAATGATTTAGTTAAATATTTTTCAATAGTAGATAAATATCATTTAAATTCATATGTAAATATACAATATGCTAGACTAAATTTACCAATTAATTTTCAATTAGAAGATGATATACAAAATATATTAAATATAAATCATTTAGAAATTAAGAATAATTATATTAATTCTGTTATTAATTCAAATGAAGGTAATGAAATTTATAATTTAGTAATTAATAATAAATTATCAAATTGTTTAGAAATAGGTATGGAATATGGAATAAATAGTACATTTATTTTATTAGGATTAGATAAATTAGCCTCTAGAAAAAATTTAAGTCCTAAATTAGTATCTATCGACGAATATCAAGAATCAAGGTGGCATAATTTTGGAATTAAACTAATTAAACTAAATAACTTTGAAAAATATCATAAAATGTATATTGAACCATCATATTTATTGTTACCAAAACTATTAGATGCTGACAAGTATGATTTAATATTT